ACATCAATGACGGTTTTGTTGCCAGGGGTGTCGCAAAGAGTAAGAAACAAGCTGAACAAAATAGTTGCATGAGCTACTTTCATGCACAAGATGAAGTTAAAAACTACAACTATAATTAATGTAAGATGCACCCAAATGTTAAAGCGCTACTTGAAATTGAATTCGCTGCCCAGAAAAGCGAGGAATGGCTTGCTCTCCGTGGAAACATGCTTACAGCGAGTGACGCGGCCACAGCCATCGGTGTAAATAAATATGAAACACCCGCTGAACTTCTCCTAAAAAAGTGTGGACTCGGTGAGAAATTCATGGGTAACGCAGCTACAAGACACGGTGAGAAGTATGAGGATGAGGCACGCATTCTATATGAAGAGAGGCATGGGGAGGTTGTACACGAACTTGGCCTTTGTCCCCATCCGGTCCATAAATGGCTCGGTGGGAGTCCCGATGGCGTCTCCGAATCTGGGAAATTGGTGGAGATTAAATGCCCCCCGATGCGACAGATTGTACCTGGAGAAGTCCCTATCCATTACATGCCCCAGCTTCAATTATGTATGGAGATTTTAGACTTAGAAGAAGCAGATTTTATTCAATATAAACCAGCAGAGACCAATTGGCCTAAACCCGAAGAATTTGACGTCGTTAATGTTAAGCGAGACCCCGAATGGTGGAAAACCAACTACCCAATCATGAAGGAATTTTGGGAAAAGGTCCTCTATTTTAGGGAGCACCTAGATGAACTTCCACCACCTAAGTTGAAGAAGACTCGTAAGAAAAAGGAACCTGAACCAGTTATCTGTGAAGTGGAGTTACTCCCCGACGAAGATTATTACAATGACGACTGAAGACCAATACACGCTTGCTAAGAACACCCTAAATGGTAGACTTTTCGCCCCCTACCAGCGCGAAGGTGTTCTCTGGATGCTCACGATGGAAGCACAATCGTCGGGACCCAAAGGAGGCTTCCTCTGCGATGAAATGGGGTTGGGGAAATCCATCCAGTTAATTGCTACTATGCTTGGTAACCCGAAGCCTCGCACACTGATCATCTTACCCAAATCTATTATCACCCAATGGGCGGAAGAAATCAACCGATTTGCTCCCAATTTGACGATCAATATTTATGATGGTCCAGAACGGAAAATGAAAGAAGCTGACGTGACACTTGCGCCATACACATTACTAACGGTCAAGGGTGGGTCTGCAGATGCCAAGACGCCCCTCCATATGGTCCAATGGGATCGAGTCATTCTAGACGAAGCCCACGAGATTCGGAACAAGAAGTCCAAGTTGTTCAAGAGTGTATGTCGCCTCCAGACTCAAATCAGGTGGGTTGTGACGGGAACGCCAGTGTTCAACTCCATGGAGGATTTCGTGTCTCTGTGTACTTTCTTGGGTCTTTCCAAAGTGGTTGTACAGAGCATGACCAATAAGGTGAAAGATATCTACATTCTCAGACGCACCAAAGAAGACTTGGCCCAAATCAGTGAGCGTCTTCGTTTGCCACCATGTCACTTTGAGAATGTGGAACTTGATATGTACCCAGATGAGAAACAACTCTATGAGATTGTCTTCCTCGAGGCACAAGAGACGATCCGTGATGCGTTTAGACATGCACAGAGTTTAAACGCCAAGAACATGGTGATCTTGGAGTGTCTTTTGAGAGCTCGGCAGGTGATGATACATCCACAAATGTACATCGATGGTGTCGCCAAACAAACCGGCACAAAAGCGGAGAAATGGGTTGGACGTTCCAAGAAGATGGAGACTCTTTTCGAGATGGTCAATTCCCATCCCAGTGAGAAGACCCTCATTTTCTGTCAATTCCGAGGGGAGATGAATCACATCCAGAAGAACATGGAAAGACCTGTTTTCAGGATTGATGGGTCAGTTCCCAAGGAGGAGCGGGTCAATCAGATTGAGGGTTTCAAGAAGGCTGCACCAGGGGCTGTCTTTATCATTCAGATAAAGGCTGGGGGGCAAGGTCTCAACCTCCAAGAAGCGACGCGTGTATATATCACCGGTCCATCATGGAATCCTTCTACGGAATTACAGGCGATTGGTAGAGCGCATCGAACGGGTCAAACCAAACCAGTGTATGTCAAGAAACTGATCTACAAAGAGTGTGAGCGTTTTGTGAGTGTTGAGGAAGAAATTCTTGCGCTTCAGGGGCATAAGTCTATAGTGTGTTCAAAAGTGCTTAACGATGAACGAATTGAAAAACAAATCCCAGTGAACAGGACATCGGCAAAGATTTCAATTATGGACATCAGGAAAATTTTCAAAGCGTAAGATAAAGATGATTGGTTCCCGCGCTGAAGTTTTCCACGGTACCGCTGACAAGACCGCTGGTGGTCTTACAAAGAAGGGTCTCATGCAGGATTCCAAGGATGGTCGCATCAAGAGCAAGGCTGCGCACGATGCCGCCTTGAAGCGTATGAAGAAGGAGGGTAAGAAGGCTATGGTGAATGTATTCAAGCCCAAGGCGGGTGAGTTCAAGTTGCAGCCCAAGGAGGGTACGAAGGCTTACAAGAAGCTCATCAAGAAAATGTAAGTATAGAGTAAGAATGACTCTTGCTAAATGGGAGGAGTCTGTCAAAGTTGCTAAGATCAAATTAGGTTTGGACCCAAAGAAATTTACCAGGGTGCAAGGTAAATTGCTTAAGGAGGCTCAGGCTGTTTATAGTATTTTGCTTTTAAATAAATCTAAATCATAAATTGAAATCCCTTAAGATTCTGTGGCTCGTAGACTACGAGTTGATGGAGTTTCCAAGTACATCCAAACTTTCTGTTCAAGAAATACACACTATTGAGTTCAACACTAGCGTGTCCCGAATTTCTTGCATAGAGACCATTCGTCACTTCATCTTTTTTCGGGTTTTTATCCCCATCGAAAACATTCGCCTTAATCTGTTCTTCCATAGTCGTATCAACCTTGATGCGGAATTTAGGCTCACGACCAGGAGACTCCTTTACGTTCGAGTTGAACATAGGAAGTAGGTCTTCTTTGGACATCTTAGACCCAAAAATAACTTCACTTTGCTCGACGACAGCGTCTATGATTTTGTCCTCTACATTTCGCAATGATTTGTAAAACATGTTCATATAACTGTCTTCTTCATCGTGACCTTTCACGGCAAAGTCGATGTTGTACTTGGTAGGTCCAACCTCGGGTGTGAATCCAGAGACACCGAAGGGCATGTACATACGGGGAAGTTGAACACGGAATGGTGTTCCTTGTTTTGTACAGACGACAATCTTTCGGTTATTGAATTCATTTATTTGGAGGTTTTCGATTGCTTTTTCCATGTATCTACTATACTCTTCTAAACTTTAAGCTGAACATGCGACACAGTCGGGTTCAAGACTAAATTGGATTGGTCGAGCCTTAGCTTTTGACCTGAGGTAGTACATACCAGTCTTGAGACCAGCTTTCCAAGCATACATATGCATTGAGGAGAGCTTAGACATTGTGGGACTCTCTATGAAAAGATTCATAGATTGGGATTGATCGATGAAACGACCCCGGTCCGCTGCCATATCGATGATACACTTCTGACTAATTTCCCATACAGTCTTGTACAAATTCTTGATGTTCTCTGGAATATCCACAATGTTTTGGACAGACCCACCAGCCTTGACCATAAGATCCTTCATCTCCTTTGACCAGAGACCAATCTTCTTGAGATCATCGACGAGGTGCTTGTTCACGACCACGAATTCACCAGCGAGGGTGCGTCTCAGGTAAATATTAGTCGTATAGGGTTCGAAACACTCGTTGTTACCTAGGATTTGAGCCGTAGATGCCGTGGGCATTGGGGCCATGAGGAGACTGTTCCTAAGTCCCTTGGTCTTCACGCGTTCACGCATCGCATCCCAATCGTAGCGGCCACTGAACTTGGTCTCACCCTCCCACATATCGGGTTGGAGAATACCTTGGGATGTTGGGGATCCCTCAAAACTCTCATAGGACCCCTCAACTTCTGCCAATTCAGAACTCGCTTCGAGGGCTGCGTGGTACATAGTCTCAAATATGTGTGCGTTCATGAGACGAGACTCTTCACAGTCGAAGGGGAGACCACAGAGAATGAACACATCCGCAAGACCTTGGACACCTAGACCAATAGGGCGATGCTTCATATTGGAACGCTTCGCAGTCTCCACGGGGTAGAAGTTCCGATCGATGACACGATTGAGATTCTTCGTGACAGTCTTGGTCACCTCATGGAGCTTCTCGTAATCGAACGTCTTCGTCTCCTTGTTCACATACTTGGGGAGGGCGATAGAGGCTAGGTTGCAGACGGAAGTCTCATCCTTGTTCGTGTACTCTATAATCTCGGTACATAAATTGGAACTCTTAATCACACCCAAGTTCTTTTGGTTACTCTTCGCATTACACGCATCCTTGTAGAGCATGTACGGTGTTCCTGTCTCTGTTTGCGACCTGATAATTGCCTTCCATACTTCAGAGGCTAGGACAGTCGAATGGGCGAGTCCTTCTTCCTCGTACTTGGTGTACAGTGCCTCAAACTCCTGCCCATAGACATCAGATAGACCCTTTGCCGTGTCTGGACAGAAGAGTGACCATTTACCACCCTCCTCAACCCGTTTCATGAACAGATCGGGAATCCACATGGCCGAGAAAAGGTCTCTACATCTAGCCTCCTCATCACCTTGGTTGAGGCGAAGCTCTAAAAAGTCCATGATATCTGCGTGCCAGGGTTCGATATACACGGCAATAGACCCTTTACGGCGACCAGCCTGGTTCACATAGCGGGCTGTGGCATTGAAGACCCTAAGCATGGGAATAATACCATCTGATTGACCATTGGTTCCCCGAATACGAGACTTATTGGCACGAATATCATGAATGTGCATACCGATACCACCAGCCCATTTACTGATTTGGGCACATTCTGTGAGGGTTCCATAGATACCATCGATGGAGTCTTCCTTGTTAGCAATGAGAAAGCACGAAGACATTTGGGGTCTAGGTGTACCAGCATTGAATAGGGTTGGGGTGGCGTGAATGAAGAGACCTTGGGACATCTTATCATATGTGTCAAGTACGGAGGGAATATCCTTTCCGTGGATACCAATGGCAACGCGCATGAAGAGGTACTGGGGTGTCTCGATTAACTTTCCATCAACGCGTTGAAGGTAGCCTTTTTCGAGAGTCTTGATACCAAAGTACCCAAAATCAAAGTCTCGATCACTCTTGATTTGATCCTTCACCTGCTGAGCAACTTCAACAACTTCGTCTGTGACGACACCAGCCTTCTGAAGCTTCTTCATGGCGAGATGGAAATTGTTGGGGCACACCTTATGGATGTTACTTGCGATAATACGGGTGGCGAGAACTTCGTAATCTGGTTCGGAGGTGATCATACCAACACAAATTTCAGCGGAGAGAGTGTCGATCTCCTGTGCAGTAATGTTATCGTACATAGAAGAAAATACCTGTTGTGCAACCTTGGAAGAGTCACATTTTTCAGAGAGTCCATATGTTAAATTCTTGATCCTATTGGTGACGTTGTCAAATTTCATTTCCTCAATACGACCTGAGCGTTTAATGACCCTCATATATCTAAAGTTCTCGTTTTATTTTTAACTTACTTCTTACACTCGAGATCCGCACTCCTCACGGACACGGTTCCAAAAGTCTCAAACTTTCGGTTGGGTTGGAGAAGATAGGTGTTCACGAAGAATGGACCCATTTCACCAGCCTTGGCCACGGGGGGGTAAGAGCCAACGAAGCAGGCTGGGGGTTTGCATGGAATTTCCTCAAAAGTTGGGGGCTTGCTGGCATACACTTCATTAAAGTCAGCGAAGTTCACCATTTACTATTTACACACAATTTTTTTCGGCGAGTATATTAAATGTGTGATAACCTCCACCTTGATTCCATCCAGCAGTGTGAGACTCCATTGAACACTCTTTTCTTTTCGGAATTCAATACAAATCTTATCCAGCGTGGCATCCGTCAGACGTTCAAGAACAAAACTGGTATTGCCATCGATTACCAAAACCCAGATGATTTATATGGTATCATGCGGATGGTCTTCATCAACAACTCTGGTGATCAATACAGTCAAGTGAATGAACAGGTCAGGGAGATTAACACTCGTGTCATCGCCACCGCCCTGTCCCAAATCCAAACCGGTGTGTCCCAATACATCGCTTATACCCGTGACATCGATACAATTAGTGTTCCCCTGGATCAACCAGTCAATACCAGTACCTACGGAAAGAAGATTGACTTCAATAACAAGATTGGTATCAATTAAAGATTGGAACCCAAAGAATAATAAGTCATGAGTCTAAACTACTACAAAGTAGAAACCGAGAAAGTGTGTAGATCAAAGGGGTGGGATCGAGCTGCTGTAGATACCGTATGGCTCTTATTGACAGAGGAGTTTGGTGAACTCGCATCTGCGATCAGACAGTATAAGAAAACGTTCAAGAAACAAAACCTCAAGAAGGAACGAGGCACCGATGTCATGATGGAAATGGGGGATGTATTCAGTTATCTCTTCCAACTGGCACATATGTTGAATGTTGATTTAGATAAAATGTGGGAAGTACATAAATATAAAATGAAGGACAAAAATTATAATGTGAACTAGTACTAACAGCGATGAGTACATTTATGCTCAACGACGAAGATACCATTAACGATGTGAACCCATTTGTCACACACGACTTTTCCCTCCCAGGGGGTGTGCGACAGACGGGTGATTTTGCGGATTTTGTTGAGATGAAGAAGCCTATGCAGATGCCAGTGATGGAGAAGAGTGTCTTCTGTAGCACTGGTCTCTGTGCAGAACAAACCAAGCCCTGTCTCATTAAGAAGAAGGTACGTCCCCAACGTAATATTGATTACGGCTTTACACGAGACCGACCCCAACGGAAGATTGTAGTAGGTGTCTCGAACAAGAGCATTCCCTATTTTTGGATATTTGTAGTCCTACTTCTCATTGTTCTAACTCTATTATACGTAAGACGTTGAGGAAGTATTCAAGCCTGGACTTGTTTGTACATTCCTGAATAGCGTGGGGGATATACTTCTTACATAACTTTTTAATGAATTCCATCTGCCAAGCACTCTCCATGTTTACACGGGGTGGTTGGAACGTTGAATCTATAATCTTTACAGCGTGTGCAATTCGTACGTAAGTCCTGTCACTTTTCTCATATGTGAGAACATTATCGAGGACAAGTTCAGCAATGCGTTGACGAACTTCGAGAGTCTTCTTGACCATGGTATCCAGGAACTTGTCATAGGGAATCGAACGCTTCTCAGATTGGACATGCATCCAATCAGCGAGGGGTTCGGTATTGATATAATCCGTGAAAGTTGAGTACCCCTTTCCTTTCATATATCGGTCATATACGATTTCAACGTATGAAAGGTCAGAGTCCACATCATGTACATGTTTAGCAGAACGGATAAAGGAAGTCATCTAGCTTTATGGTGAACTTTTTCTCTAAGTATGCCAATGCTTCATTTTATAAAGCCTAAGTGAGCCACACACAATGTAAAAAGTATGTATTCAACTATTGCAAATAACAGCTTTTCCTATCTCCTGACGCTCGATGAGATACGAAAAGCCTTACCAGATGAGACGAGGCCCTCATGGATAAAGATTACGACAATCACTATGGTCTCGAGCTTTATCCAAGAGATTGATATAAAGCGACTCCGAAGCATTTTTGAGAGGATAGGGTCCTACAAGATGCGACGTGAGGGAACGACCACGGATGGTTTTGAGTGGAAGTTGAAACCGACGACGTTTTATAACCAAGTGACCCTAACGTACCACGACACCTACAGTACCAAGTCTGTCAAGGTGTTCCCCAACGGTTCGATTCAAGTTGCGGGGTGCTGTGACCTCTTTGACTGTAAGCGTATCATCACCCAACTCATCCAGATCTTCAAGAATTTTTTGGGATTGGAAATCAATGTTTCTAGTGATTCCTTCCGAGTTGTGATGATCAACTCCAACTTCAGTCTCAACTATAACGTCAACCTCATGAAAGTGGCTGACTGGTTCGAAGAGTACAATGACATCTTCAAAGTTTCTTTCGAACCAGACAGGTATTCAGCAGTGAAAATTAAATTCAAACCAGCCCATGACATGAAGGAGATTACTTGCAGTATCTTCAGTACTGGGAAGATCATTATCACTGGCGCGGAGACCCTAAAAGAGATTGCATTTGGATACAATATCATCAATCAACACATCAATGAAAATGTAGACATTAGAGTGTCTCGCACCGAGGAGACTGACGTCTTTGACATTTTCTTGGGGTATAAATGTGACCCTTTTATCAAAAAGCTCAGAGAGAAGGGGTTTGAATCTTGGATGAAGACGATTACTAATAGGCGAATTAATTTCTAATGGTATTGTAATAAAAATGTCTCAGCGACTTGGTATGGCCGACGGTCGGTGCTTCACCATTAACTCTTCAGCCCAGCTCTTTAACAATTACGTCATGAAGCAGAACAACATTTCCTTCGAGGACAACTATTCGTACCGCCAACTCCTCCAAAAGCAAGGTCCCCAACTCATGTCGCAGGTACAGGAGCAACAGGGTAAGGCGAACTGCAACAACTGCAACGTACCCCTCCTCAAGATGCCCGATGTGTACTAACTGAGAGAAATCACCAAAAAAACTTTAAATCCTTCCTATAGAATGTCGACGTGTTCCATATGTCTCGGCGAAGTCCGATCGACGAGGACAAATCCTCCGATCCGATGTGGACACATATTTCATTCCCACTGTCTACAGAGGTGGAAAGACCAAGGTAAGAATACATGCCCAACTTGCAGGAAAGTATTTGATGCTTCTCAATTTAAGATTGTAGTCACGATTCAAAACAATTACACAGCAGAGGCAAACTCTGTGTCCTTGAATGAGGAATCTATTTTTAATGTGATGGATCTTTTCGATATCAATTTTGACGTAGAAAATTTACCCGACCTAGACAGCATTCTTGCGGACCTTGGGATGAGTCTTACCGACTTTGATCCCAGTGTTCTTCACGCAGAATGAACTACAGTACCTCTCATAGTTTAGACCTGGATACTTCCTAGAAGCTTTACGAGGATCCGTGATAGCCTTTCCCTTCGCATCAGTCAGAAGTGGCCCAGTAGCCCACCCACGCTTGTGACTGAATACGTTCGCCTTGAATACGATACGCTTACCAACTCTAAATGTACCAGCCTTCTTTACCCGTGATTCGGGAATCTCGAAGAATTTGGCAACGGATACGAGAGTGTCACCAGTCTTGATTTTGTACTCCACCACACCATGTTGCTTGTAAAAATGGAAATCACCTTGACGGATATAGTTTGTGGGTCTCCCAGGAGAGACAAACATCATCACCTTGAAGTATCCCTTTTTACATTTTTCATTAGCTTTGACCATATAGACCTTCTTGGGGTTATCGGAGACGACACGTTTAGGAAGACCTGTACAGTGGGTGTAGTTGTGATTTCCGTTTGACATCCCAGACCGGTCACCAGGAATAGACTTTTGCCACCTGTATGCCTCATAGTCACCCACAGCATAGGCATAGCAGTTATTGTTTCCAATACCAGTCGTTGTTCCCCACCGTCTGTCTGTGAACTTACTTTCGGAACCACTCAGGGGTGGTGCCTTCATTTATAGTTTGTCCAGAAAAAAATATATGTACATAACAAATGATTCAAGAAGTTACCAAGGCTCAAACTAAGTCTGACGCACTCACCGAGTTCCTCGTCTTCGTGCTCACTGTGCTCATCAGCACTTTCCTACTCCGCCTCGTCTGGAACCGATCCCTGGTGAAGCACATCACCGTGCTCAAACCCATTTCTACCATGATGGATGCTTTCGTGCTTGCTCTCGGTCTCCAAGTTGTTCGTGGTATCTAATTTTTCTCTAAGTATAGAATAAAGAAATG